TGATGTTCAAGCTGAAATAGACGATGTACAAGGTGTTTCTCCATCTTACACAGAACAAAGAAATAGAACTATATACGAGGTACATACGATTCTCGATCTAGAAGGATATGAAGATCTCGATGAACAAAATGAGCCAACTGGTCTTAAATTGCCATATATTGTAACTATAGATGAGCAAGCGAACAAAATTTTAGCAATTAGAAGAAACTATAATCCAGAAGATCCAGACAAAAATAAAATAAATTACTTTGTACAGTATAAATTCTTACCGGGGTTAGGTTTTTATGGTCTTGGATTATCACACATGATAGGTGGCTTGAGTAAAGCATCGACATCAATATTAAGACAGCTTATAGATGCTGGAACTTTAAGTAATTTGCCAGCTGGATTCAAAGCCAGAGGAATGCGAATTAGAGATGAAGCAGAACCATTACAACCCGGTGAGTTTAGAGATATAGATACTACTGGCGGTTCTTTGCGTGAAAACTTAATACCACTTCCTATAAAAGAACCAAGTAATGTATTGATGCAGTTACTTGGCTTACTTATAGATTCTGGCAAAAGATTTGCTGCGATTGCTGATATGAATGTTGGCGATATGAATCAAGCCATGCCTGTAGGTACTACAGTCGCCTTGTTAGAAAGAGGAACTAAAGTAATGTCTGCAATCCATAAAAGATTACATTACTCGCAAAAATTAGAGTTTACTCTACTAGGTAATGTATTTGCAGACTTTTTACCACCTGTTTACAGTTACGATACTGGAACTGCACCTAGAGAAATAAAAGCTACCGATTTCGATGACAGGATTGATGTGGTTCCAGTATCAGATCCAAACATCTTCAGTCAAAGCCAGCGTATTACTTTGGCACAAGAATTATTGCAAATGGTTCAATCTAATCCAGACATACATGGACCTTTGGGTATGTATGAAGCGTATAAAAGAATGTATGGTGCTTTAGGTATCGATAATGTTGAATCACTACTACAGCCACCACCAGATACGACACCAAGACCAGTTGATGCTGGCTTAGAAAATTCTGGTTTCTTATTAGGAAAACCAGCACAGGCTTTTCCTCAACAAAATCATGAAGCTCATGTACAAGCTCATCAAGGATTGTTTCTAACTAGCGTGGTACAGCAAAACCCACAGATACAATCTTTAATCATTAGTCATGTTATGGAACATTTACAATTTTTATCTACACAGGTTGCACAACAACAAATGCCACCAGAGATGCAAGAAAGAATTGGTCAGTTGCAGATGCAAGCACAGCAAGTACCACCAGAGCAAGCACAACAAATACAACAAGAGTTGCAAATGATGATGGATCAAATGTCCTCACCAATTATGGCTCAATTAACAAATGATTTCTTATCGACTATACAAACAGGTGGAGATGATCCATTGGTTGCTATTAGGCAACAAGAGCTTGCGCTGAAAGATAAAGAAATCGATTTAGATCAAGAAAAGTTTGTAAGCAAGCAACAACAACAGCAACAGTCAGACATGATGGATGCTCAATTATCTCAACAAAGATTAGATGTGCAAAAATCTATTGCTGACGATAAGCTACAACTTGGGTTAGACAGAATGAGACAACAAGCTGAACTTAAAATTTTAGAACTAGAGCAAAGATTTAGGAGAAATTAAATGGCTTCATCAATACAATTAGAGATGCAAAGGCAACTTAAAGAACAAAAAATAATAGATAGAAAGAAAGAACAAGAAGAATGGGCGAAAGCTGAAGCAGAAGCACTTGCTAGTAAAGAAGTATCAGATAGAAGAATAGCAAGGAAAATGAAAATTATTGAATCTGGCGGTGTGGTTCCAAATCCAACACTAAAAAAACAAGCACCACCAGAGCAAGAACCAGTGGTTGAGAAAGTAAAAGTTGAACCACCGAAGAAGAAAGTAGCTAAAAAGAAAGTAGCTAAAAAGAAAGTTGCCAAGAAAAAAGGGCGACCAGCAAAGAAAAAATAGGAGTTTTAAATGGATAGGTTTGATTTAGTTAGTGACATAAGACAAGAAATACAGATACAAATAGACTCAATACAAAATATTTTGATGACAGGTCAAGTTAGAGACATGGAACAGTATAAATTCTTTACAGGACAACTTCATCAGTTGTATAATTTACAAGATTTTATTAAATCTTATAAAAAGATAGAGGATTGAGCAAAATGGGCGAAAAAGTTGAACTTAAATCAGCTTATGTTGATCCAGAAGATGTAGTTTTGGATCCAACAAAGTTAGAAGATAGTGTGATAGCGAGAATGCCACAACCGACAGGATGGAGAATTTTAGTTTTACCATACAAAAAAAGTCGGAAAACAAAAGGTGGTATTGTTCTCACTAGAGAAACAGTGGATAAAGAATCCTTAGCTACTTTAGTAGCTTATGTGGTTAAGAAAGGACCTTTATGCTACAGTGACGAAAAGAAGTATGGCGAGCATTGGTGTCAAGAAAAACAATGGATCTTGATTAGTAGATACGCTGGTGCTAGGTTTAAATTAGAAGATGGTGCTGAAGTTCGTATAGTAAATGATGATGAAATCATAGGAACTATAAAGCACCCTGACGACATCGTGAGTATATAATTATGAGTGAAGAACAAGTAGAGCAAAAAAAAGAAGAAGAAATCGCATTCACTGTTGTAGATGATACAGCAGAGAGTCAGACCACTGCTACAGTAGATTCTGATGATGAGCTTGATAACTATACAAAAAATGTAAGCAAGCGAATCAATAATCTGAATAAGAAAACCAGACAAGCAGAAGAAAGAGCGTTGCAAGCTGAAAGATTATTAGCTCAAAAAGATGCTGAAAATCAAGCCTTGAAAGCGAAAACCAGTGAATTGACAAGTAATGTGCTGGTTGCTGAAGAATCGTCAATACTGGCAAAAGAGCAACAAGCTGACGAATTGTATAAAAAAGCAGTCTCTAGTGGCGATGCCGATTTAATGAGCAAAGCAGATACATTGAAAAGTGATTTGTCTATACAAAAAGAAAAATTAAGAATTGCAAAAACTAGACAAGAACAAGCAGTAGCTCCACAAGCTCAGGTTCAACAACAAGCTCAACAACAAATTCAACAACCAAGACCAATGCCTTCGCAGAATGCACAATCATGGCACGAAAAAAATGATTGGTACAAACCTGTAGCAGATCAAAATGGTGTACTGCAAGGTTTCGAAAATGAAGAATCAGCATACGCTTATCACCAGCACACTGCACTAATGGGTGAGGGTTATACAGAGGATTCTTCAGAATATTGGGATGAGTTGTCAAACAGAGTTAAAAAGATTTTTCCTGATACGGTAAAGTCTGTAACAACAGCCGAAAAAAATGATGCTAAACCCACTGTGCAAAGAGTAGCATCTACTTCAGTAGGAAGTCGGCAAAAAACACAAGCAAAAAAAGGCGGTGTAACATTTACAAAGTCTGAACAGGCTCGCCTACGTGCTCTAAAACCACACAAGATGTCTGAAGATGAGTGGTTTAAGAGAGTTGCTAAAGAGAAACAAAAAATCTCACAACAAAGAGAGGTAGGTTAATATGTCAGGTTTAGAAGATTATGCTCGAACTGATCGTGAATCCGAAGCACACGATAAAGAAGCTCGTAGAAAACCATGGGAGCCAGTAAGAAAGCTCGATACCCCACCACCACCAGAAGGATATGAGTATAGGTGGATTAGACAGTCTTTGCTTGGTACAGAAGATGCAAACAATGTATCTTATCGATTAAGAGAAGGTTGGGAATTCGTACAAGGATCTGAATTACCAGCTGGATGGTCATTACCAACAATGGGCGAAGAAAAAGGGCGATTAGCTGGCGTTGTATATAATGAAGGATTGATACTTGCTAAACTTCCAATCGAAACTAAAGGTGAAAGAAATGCTCATTATGAGCAAAAAACTCATCTCGCAAATCAAGCGTTAGATAACACTATGTTTAATGAAGCGAAAAAAGATAATAGATACGTGAAGTATGATAGTAAGAGGAAATCCAATGTAACTTTCGGTAAAAACCGAGGGTAATTTTACTTAGGAGTAATTCAAAATGGCTAATAAAGATGCTAGTTTTGGTTGCAAACCAGTAAGAATGATGGGTGGAGCACCATACAGTGGCGGTCAAAGTCGCTATCGTATAGCTAGTGGCGCGACAACTCCAATTTTCCAAGGTGATTTGGTAACACAACTCACTGCTGGAGTATTGGGCCGACACGCTGCGAGTGGTACTGTTCCTATCGTTGGAGTTTTTAATGGTGTAAGTTACACCGATCCAACATCTGGTGAGCAAATATTTAAGAACCATTATCCGGGCAGTATTTCTGCTTCTGATATAATTGCTAACGTGATTGACGATCCAAATGTGGTCTACGAAATACAAAGTGACGAGGCTTTCCCTGTTGCTGACTTATTCGGAAACTTCGACATTGTTGAACAATCACCAGTTGGCTCCACACTTTCTGGGACATCAAATGCAGAACTCGATACCTCAACTGGTGCGACTACTGCTACATTGCCGCTCAAGGCAATTGATATATCTCAGGATCCCGATAACTCAGACGTTGCGTCTGCCAACACTAATGTTCTTTGTGTGGTGCAAAACCACATTATGGGACAGAAAGGTGCTGGTCTAGCTTAAAGGAGAACTAACGTGGCAATTTCACGAGCCCAACTAGCGGCTGAGCTAGAACCCGGACTCAACAGTCTTTTTGGACTGGAGTACGACCAACATGGTCAGGAATACACTGAAATTTTCCAAATGGAAAACAGTGCCAAGGCATTCGAGGAAGAAGTATTGCTCGTAGGCTTCGGAGGTGCACCTGACAAAGCTGAAGGACAAGGTGTCCAATTTGATAACGCAAGCGAGTCTTACACATCTCGTTTTACCCATGACACTGTAAGTTTGGCATTTGCTTTGACAGAAGAAGCAATTGAGGACCAACTTTATGATAGTTTAGGGAAACGGTACACAAAAGCTCTCGCCCGTTCAATGGCCCACTCGAAAGAAGTCAAAGCTGCTTCTGTTCTCAATAATGCATTTTCATCATCGTTTACTGGTGGTGATGGTGTGTCATTAATCAATACTGCTCACCCTTTAGCTGGTGGTGGTACTGAAGCGAACAGAGCAACAACGATGGCAGATTTGAATGAGACGTCTCTTGAAGCTAACCTAGTAGATTTAGCAACTTTCACGGATGATCGTGGATTGCAAATCAGCGTTATGCCTTCAAAACTTGTCATTCCACCACAATTGGTTTTTGTGGCTGACAGGTTGTTGTCAAGTGATTTAAGAACTGGAACTTCAGATAATGATATTAACAGCATTAAAAACACTGGAATGATTTCTGGTGGGACTGTAGTTAATCACTATCTTAATGATCCTGACGCTTATTTCATCATAACTTCTGTGACTGACCAAGGTGATGGTCTTAAGGGCTTCCAAAGAACTGCAATGGCAACTTCAATGGAACCAGACTTCACTACTGGAAACATTAGATACAAGGCTAGAGAGCGTTATTCTTTCGGCTTTAGTGATTTTCGCGGTATCTATGGATCACAGGGTGCTTAATTGAACCAACAGTAGGGTTTATTACTCAACTACTGATAAAGGGTGCTTTCGCACCCTTTTTTTATGCCTAAAATAAATGTAAATTAATTGTATAAATAGTTGTACTTTTGTACATATATGTTAGTATGTATATGTGGATAGTAAATTAAATAACGAAAAGGAGCAAAAAATGAAAAAAAGAACTATAAAAGGCATTGATTGTTATGGAGACATTCACAGTGCTAGTTATTTTGAAATTGTTGATGAAGGAGCTGGACATGTTATGAGTGCATGGCATTTCGAAGAAGATAGAGAGTTCCATAGTTGGAAAGAAGCGGTAAATTATCTTATAGATAACTTCCATTGGCATGGTGAAATTCAAGAAATAGGAGCTGAAGCATGAGTAGAAAAGCAAGCATGAGCGAGTCTCGATTAATTAATAAAATTGAGAAAGAGTTTCCAGAAGCCAAGCCAGCACCAGCATCACATTTTTCTGAGGATTATGAAGGCATTTGGTTTAGAGGTAGTGAAGATTATGTAAATCATGTGGCAATCTTTGATCCTTATAATGAATTTGGTGCGGAAACTGTACATCCTAAGTTGAACAAGATATTGATAGATGCTGGCTGGTATGCTGAACCATACGATAATGGCACTTTAATGGCTTTCAAGGAATGGTAATGGAAGATAAAACTTTTAAATTACCTTTGCAGTTTGGAGAAGAAATCGCTCTACCAGATGGGCGATTTGTTTCTACTGCAATTATAGAAAAAGATAACCAAGACTTTTGGGCAATCTATCGTGTTCGCAAATCTGAATTAAAAAAAGCTGGCATCTTTATTGTTAAAGAAGACGATCAGTGGGTTTGTAAAAGATATAGAGATAACAATGAAAAGATCCAAGAATCTATGGCTATCTCTAGCGATGTCGAAATAAAAGCACCAGAAGGTCTGGATTATTACCCATACCAAAAAGCTGGTATAGAGTTTCTATCAAAAAAACAATCTGCTTTGATCGCAGATGAGATGGGATTAGGTAAAACAATACAAGCAATTGGCTTAATGAATTCAATTGAGCTACCTAAAGTTCTTATAGTTGTACCAGCTTCAGTAAAAATTAACTGGGGTATCGAATGTAAAACATGGTTGGTTCAGGATCGTAATATCAAAACAATAGAAAATGGTAAAGATGAGTTTCCTGTGAACCCTGATATTGTAATTATAAATTACGATTTACTTACAAAATTCAAAGACAAAATTCTCACAAGAACTTGGTCATATGTAATTTTCGATGAGTGTCATTATTTAAAAAACCCAAAAACTGCTAGATCTAAAGTTGCTTTAAAAATTAAAGCAGATAGAAAAGTTGCTTTAACTGGCACACCAATACCAAACAAACCTATTGAGCTACAACCAATAGCTGGTTATTTAAGTCCAAGTGTATTTGGTAATTTCTTTAGTTACGCTTACAAATTCTGTAGCGCACATCAAATTAATATTGGTCGCAAGACTGTTTGGAACTTTGATGGTGCAAGCAATCTTAAAGAATTACAAAAAAGATTACGATCTACCATTATGCTTAGAAGAAAAAAGAAAGATGTGTTAACTGATTTACCAGACAAAGTAAGACAGGTTATTGTACTAGGTAGAGATCATTATGGTCAGGAATTAGAAAAAGAATATGATACTTGGTCAGATGTGATCGCAGAAACATCATCTAATGATATACCTTTTGATAAGATGTCAGGTGTTAGGCATCAAATGGCTTTGAAGAAAGTAGATCATGTCATAGAGCATGTATCAACTATTGATCACAAGGTTGTAGTCTTTGCTCATCATAAAGATGTCATAGCTGGCATCAAAGAAGGCTTAGAAAAATACGACAAGAAAGTGGTTATCTTAACTGGTGACATGTCAACTAAAGCTAGACAAGTATCAATTGACGAATTCCAAAAAGGTGATGCTGATGTTTTCATAGGAAGCATACAGGCTTCTGGTGTAGGAATTACATTAACAGCATCTAGTCATGTGGTTTTTGCAGAAATGGATTGGGTTCCAGCTAACATGAACCAAGCAGAAGATCGATGTCATCGAATTGGACAAAAGGATTCAGTGTTAGTACAGCACATTGTTGTTGATGGATCTATTGATGCTAAATTAGCTGAAACACTCGTTAGTAAGCAGAAAGTTGCTGATAAAAGTCTTGATGATCCAGAACTCGTTAATGTGATTGTTGATGAAATATCATATGATGCTGGTGAAGTTCAGAAGCTATACAAAGGTAAAAAAGTAAAAGCATTGCCAACACATGTAGTTAAAGCAATGCAAGAGTGTGTTCAATTGTTAGCAAGATACTGTGATGGCGCAAACGAAATAGATGGAGCTGGTTTCAACAAGTTCGATGCTTCATTTGGTCACAGCGTAAATCGCATGGATAACTGGTCGATACCAATACAACATGCTGTCAAAGATATGCTCAAGAAATACAAAAAACAAATGATAGGTGTTTGTGAAAAAGAATATTCGATAATTTACTCCTAACTTCCAATTACCTTAGTCTTGAAGTATGATGTATTGACTAGGGTAATTTTTTTTGTTTTATCGACAGACCTAGCTGACAAGCCAAGACGATAAAACTTATCACAAAGGAGTGATTATAATGGCAAATTCAACTTTTAGTGGACCAGTCCGATCCAAGGGCGGTTTCAAAGTAATTAACGAAGCTAGTGGTACAGGTGCAATTACAGAAACAGGTTTTTCAGTAAACTCTACTGGACAGCTTATTTCTTTAGGTTGCAGAAAAATACAAACATTCGCAGTAAGTTTAGCTGGTACAAATGCAGCTGCTACAACTTATACTGATGCAGATGTACTTGTTGAACTTGGACAGCTTAACGCTGATCATCCAGATGATTTAGTAACAGCTAGTAAATTTTTCATCCATAAAGTAGTAGTTGGTATAACAACACCAGCAGCCAGTGATGCTAACTCATTAGCAAACTTACAGCTTAGTGCTACTTCTGGTACAGCTACAAATGCAGCAATATCATCAGGTACAGAAATTGTAGGAGCTGGGGTAGCTTCATTCAACCCAAGAATTTCTGCTACTGATGCAGTAACAGAGGTTGATATAAATCTTGATGATTCTGCTGGAAACTTTCATGTATTCGAACCAAACATAAGTGCTGCGATTGCAAGTAATAACCTTTATATGTGCGCTGGTGATGCATGCGACACAGCTCTTACTGCGTTCCGAGCCACTGTTGAGATCGAATACACAGTATATTAAGGGGTAAATTATGGCTAGAATAACTGGTTCAGATGTCAAAGCCGTTCATATAGCTGCTGATACCAATGCTGCTGATAATGTTTCAGTTTCCGCAGCAGAACAAGCAAATACTGATTTTACAATCGGTGGAACAGATACTTCTGGCGGTGTAGCTACATTTACAGCAGCAAGAATAATTACTTGCACTACAGCTGGTACTGGAGATAATGGCAAAACTGTTACTATTACTGGTACTGATGTTAATGGCTCTGCACAAACAGAAGTTATTACTTTAACAGGTTCAGCTACTACAACCTCTGGTACTAAATTCTTTAGAACTGTCACAGCAGCAGCAGCTTCTGCACAACCAGCAGCAAATGTTTCAATAGGACATGCAGCAAGTTGTGCAGATGTGATATTTGCTGGTAGATCTAGATTCAGAGGTATTAATGTGGTTTGTAGTGGTACAGCTGGCATACTTGATTTTGTAACTACATCTCCACTTGGTTCAAGTACATTCAAACTAGGCACTGTTGCAAGTGCAACAGCAACTAGAGATATTACAATCCCAGATGAAGGTGTTCTTTTCGAATCAGGTATATTTGTTTCATACACTGTAAGCACGTTTGGAACGCTTACTGTGTTTCATGCTTAGAAAACTGGCTCATCAAATTTTTAGACGGGTTTGGTGAGTCACTTTCTTAACTTGTGAGGTAATATGGCAACATCGAATAGTAAAAATTTTGAACCTGATGTTGGTGAGTTTATAGAAGAAGCATTTGAAAGATGCGGAATTGAGCTGCGCACAGGGTATGATCTGAAATCAGCTCAAAGAAGTTTGAATCTTATGCTTGCAGAATGGTCTAATCGTGGTCTTAACCAATGGACTGTAGCATCAAAAAGTGTAACGATGGTTAAGGATATTGTGACTTACAATATCGATACCACTAACGCAACAGCACCTATAGATGTTTTAGATGCATTTATTCGTGAAACAACAAACAATGTAAACACTGACATATCACTTACCAGAATAAGCAGATCCCAGTATTCTGGACTTGCTAGTAAAGGATCGACATCAAGACCTAATCAATATTTTGTTGATAAACAAAATACACCTACTGTTACTGTATATCCAGCACCAGATAAATCTTCAACTTATACTTTGATAATGAATGTTCTGACAAGAATTGATGATGCTGATGCTGGAGAAAACACTATGGATATGCCATATCGATTTTATCCATGTCTAGCTGCTGGGTTGGCTTACTACATTTCTTTAAAAAGAGCACCAGATAGAACTGGTCTTTTAAAACAACTCTATGAAGAAGAATTCCTACGTGCTATGAATACTGACGAAGAACGCGCTAGTTACAGAATTAGACCTGATTTAAGAAGTTACAATAGAGCATAATGGTTAGATACAGTAACAAAAAATCAGCTTATGGAATTTGTGACATAACTGGCTTTAGATATAATCTAGTCGATATGAAAAAAACTTGGAATGGTTTGATGGTTGGAGCAGATCAATTTGATCCCAAGCATCCACAGCTTAGTCCTAGATTAGCACCAGTAGAAGAAAGAGCATTACCAGATGCAAGAGTAGATACTTCAGATGATAATAACTTTTTTGTGGTATATACTAATGTTGGATTAGGTAAGCTAGGTAAACAATTAACTACTTTTGAATCTACATTCAGTGTAGGAGAGGTTTCGATAACAACATGAGTTGGACTTTAAGCACATTAAAAACAGCAATTGGTGATTATTTGGAGTCTAGCGAGACAACATTTACAAATAATTTAAATAATTTTATTAAAGAATCAGAAAATAGAATTTTAAATTTGGTTGAAATTACAGATCAAAGAAAAAATGTACAAGCGACTGCAACTCAATCAAATAGATTTTTAGCTTGTCCTACTGATTTTCTTGCACCTATGAGTTTAGCAATTGTTTCAAGCAACACATATGATTATCTTGATTTAAAACATCCAAGTTTTTTAAGAGAATATTCGCCAACTACAACTTCGACAGGTAAGCCAAAGTATTATTCTGTTTTTAGTCAGACGTCTTTTTCTTTAGCACCAGTACCAGATAGTGCTTATGTGTTCGAGTTACATTACTTGCATAAACCAGCAAGCCTAACAGTTGGAGCTGATAGTGGTTCAACTGTATTAAGTCAAGATTATCCAGATGCATTACTATATGGAAGTTTGGTTGAAGGAGCTATCTTCTTAAAAGAAACAGAACAAAATATTGCTATGTTCGAAACCAGATTCAAAGAAGCTATAGCAAGAATGAAAAATAATTCAGAAGGTCGTGACACCAGAGATGAATATAGGTATGATTCTTTAAGACAGAAAGTGACATAAAATAAATAGATAGGACATAAAAATGGAGAGAATAGAGTCTTTAGAAGGCAAACGCATAGCTTTGCTTGGTCTAGGCATATCGCAAATAGATTACCTTATAAGTTTGGAAAACTCCAAAGAGTGGGATGAAACTTGGGGTATAAATTCTGTTGCTGGTGCATTGAAATGTGACAGAGTTTTTATGATGGATCCAGCTTCACGTTTCCTTGATGGTGAAGACGCTGGTAAGCAGACAAAGGTAATGAGAAAGATTTTACCTAATATAAAAGTTCCCATATATTCTTGTGAACTTGATGAGCGTGTACCCAGTATTGTTGATTACCCACTTCAAGAAGTATGTAATGCTACGAAATGCGCATATATGAATAATACAGTAGCATATGCATTAGCTTTTGCTATGTGGAATAAAGTTGGTGCTATAGACCTATTTGGTATAGATTTTAGTTATCGTAACGATTTACATTTTGCCGAAGCTGGTCGTGCTTGCGTTGAATTTTGGCTTTGCAAGCTAATGGAATCAGGAATTACAGTAGGTGTATCGCCAAGATCTACAGTTTTAGATGCTGATGTTCCAGCTGATGAAAGATTGTATGGCTATCACAGATTAGAAAAACCCTTGGTTGCAATACCTCATAAAGATTCTTGGATAATTGCGCCAAATGATAAGATAGAAGATTTACTGAAAGAACATAACATGGAAATAATTCAAGAAGCTAAACCACCAGAGCCATACAAAGGATGAGTGATGGCTTCATACAACTAGGACAAGTAATGGTTTCAACCACAGAGAATCGTGGACATACACCAGAATTTTGGGCAGAGCAAATTACTAAAAAAATATGTTCTATTAGTGATAATGCGCCTGATCATATTAGACAACAAGCACATGCTTTTCAAAATAATGTTTATACTGTAGTATTGAATGGTGTCAAAAGTGCAATTGACAGCGACCGGGTGACAATCAGAGGTCTTCTCGATTCGCAAGGGCACAAAGACATGGCAGATATTATTAAACAATTAAAATAGAGGTATAAACATGGCTATTACGAGTGCGATAGCAAATTCATTCAAGCAAGAGGTTCTTGTGGAGGCCCATAATCTTACCAATGGCGCAGACAGTATTAAGTTAGCTCTTTTTACAAGTAGCGCAACAATGGGAGCTGGCACAACTGCTTATGGAACAGGTCAAGAATCATCAGGAACCAATTACAATGCTGGTGGTAATGCTTTAACTAATGTTACACCAGCTCTTTCTGGTTCTGTAGCAGTAGTTGATTTCGCAGATTTGACTTTTGGTACAGCTACAGTGACAGCTAGAGGTTGTTTGATTTACAACTCAACCAACAGTAACAAAGCGATTGCAGCGATTGATTTTGGCGGTGATAAAACGAGTACAGCAGGGGATTTTACAGTAGTGTTCCCCTCCGCCACAGCTACTGGTGCGATTATCAGATTAGCTTAATTCGTGGTAAACTTTTTACTATAGGAGTTTACTATGCCATTAAGTAAAATTGAGTTCAAAGCTGGTATCAACAAAGAAGAAACTGACTACGCAAACGAAGGTGGCTGGGTAGATGGTAACTTTGTAAGATTCAGAAAAAATCGTGTTGAAAAAATTGGTGGATGGGTAAAAAGCACATCCAATACAATTACTGGCTTGCCCAGAGCTTTACATGCTTGGATATCACTAGCTGGTACAAGGCTTTTGGGTGTTGGATCTACTGTTAAGTATTACATAGAAACTGGTGGTTCATTCAACGATGTAACTCCTGTTCGCGCAACCACCACAAATGGTATTACCTTTGCAGCAGTTGATGGCAGTTCAACTATTACTGCTACAGATTCATCTCATGGTGCTATAAAGGGAGATTATGTAACACTATCAGGAGCTGCAACGCTTGGTGGTAACATAACTGCCGATGTTTTAAATCAAGAATATCAAATTGATTCTGTTCCAAGCACAAATACTTATACATTTACAGCTACAGCGACAGCTAACGCAAGTGACTCAGGCAATGGCGGTGCTGGTGTAGATGGCGCATATCAAATCAATGTAGGATCTGACTTTTATGTCCAAGGCACTGGATGGGGTATCAATGCATGGGGTTTCTTTACCTTTGGATCTGTTTCTGCATTAAGTTTTACCAACCAGCTCAGGCTTTGGACACACGACAACTTTGGAGAGGATCTTGTAATAAACCCTAGAGGTGGTGGTATTTTCTATTGGGAAGAAGATAATGGGTTATCAACCAGAGCAGTAAATATAACTTCGTTGTCAGGCGCAAATAAAGCTCCAACTGCTGGGTTACAAACCTTAATATCAGAAACAGACAGGCATGTTATTGTTTTGGGCGCAGATCCACTATCTGGTGGCTCAAGAACTGGAGCAATCGATCCCATGTTGATAGCTTTTAGCGATCAAGAATCTGCTACAGAATGGGAAGCATTGAGCACAAACACAGCTGGATCTCTGAGATTATCAAGTGGTTCTGCAATTATAGGTGGTTTAAAAGCAAGACAAGAGATACTTATTTGGACTGATTTAAGTATTTACTCTATGCAATTTATAGGACCACCACTTACATTCGCAGTGAACTTGATAAACGAAGGTGCTGGATTGATAGGACCAAAAGCTGCTGTGAATACACCAAATGGTGTTTACTTCATGTCAAAGAATGGATTTTATTACTACAATGGCGCAGTTAAAAAACTTGCATCATCTGTACAAGATTATGTTTTTTCTGATATTGATCTAGAACAAGCATTCAAATGCCATGTTGGTCACAACGCAAAATTTGCAGAAATTTGGTTTTTTTACCCATCAATAATTGACGATACTAGAGAAATATCCAGATACGCAATCTACAATTATGAAGAAGGTTTATGGTCGATAGGGAGTATAATTAGGTATGCTTGGATCGATTCAGGTGTTAGAAACTTCCCACAAGCAGTTGGTATAAATAGCTCATCATCGTATTTACTATACAACCATGAGAGTGGTTTTAATGATGATGATAGTCCGATGGATAATGTGTTTGTTGAATCTGGTGATTTTGATATAAGCGATGGCGATAGATTAGCTTTCATAAAAAGGATTTTACCAGATGTTAAATTTATAAATGACACAGGTTCGTCACCAGATGGTGCTGTAAACATAGTATTGAAAAAAAGAGATACTAATGGCAACACACTGTCTATCGACAGTACAAGCCAAGTAAAATCTACAACTGAACAAAGTTTTGTTAGAGCAAGAGGTAGGCAGTTTGCATTTAGAGTTGAATCTGATGATGACAATAACCTAAGTGATAGAAAAGATTTTAAATGGAGACTTGGATCAACAAGATTCGATATACAGCCTTCTGGTAGGAGAGCATGAGTAAACTTTTACAAACCAACTTGCCCTTGGCTCAAGGTGTAGAGATTACACCTGAACTGTTTAATCGTTTGGTAAGAATTTTAGAAATAAACCTTAGCGCAATAGATCCAGAAAAAACACCTAGTTTCAACGCTACAGAGATTTCTGAATTGCAATTTGCGACAGGTGCTATAATATATAATACAACAGATAGAATACATCAGGCTTTTGATGGAACAAGGATGAGAAGTCTTTATGTTCAACAAACTCATCCATCAGGTCTAGGTGTCACCACAGCAATAGGGAGCGTTACAGTAACGATTACTTAATATGGCAATAAGCGAAGAATTACAAAGAAGAATAGCTGGGTTCACAGGAATGAATGTTGATCCAATGACAGGCTCTATTTCAAACCAAGAAATGTCTGATTTCAATCAAATGTCTGCAACTAATGCCATGGACATGGTTGAAAAAAATCTGCCATTTTATGGATCTCAGAAGATGGTAGATCCTAGAGATTTAGCCAAACCACAGCCTTTTATGTCATCTGGAGAGCCATTTACAGAGGATATGTTACAAAAATTAGGTGTTGGACAAACCAAAGGTGCTATTTCTGATGCTGAGATGCAAGTGCTGGAACAAGCACAGGTAGAAGCTGGTGAGACATTTACACCTGAAGAAAAAGAAATGGCTTTGCAAAAAATTAGAGAGTTATCACAAAAAAGCGAAGCACCTTTATTTGAACAAGCAGAACAATTAAGAATGGAAGGTGAAGGTGACGATACTGAAATAGGTCACTTAAAACCCGGTGAAGTTATATTAGATCCCCAGATGTTAGAAGATCCACAATTCGAACAAATGGTGCAAAGAAAATTCGATGAGTTTGGAGTTCCTATAGAAGTAGCAACTGTTGGTGGATTGAACTCTATTAACCCAGTTACAGGTGTTGCTCAATTTGGTTTTCTCAAGAAAGTAGGTAAATTTTTAAAGAAAGTTGTAGCACCAATAGCTAAGGTTGCACAGTTTGTGCCCGGTCCTTGGATGGCTCCAGCAGCTATTATAGCTAAAGCAGACACAGTAAGAAATGTAGTTAGAGGGGATGCAAATCCACTTTCTCTATTGACTGTGGCTGGACCTTTAGCTGTAGGTGGTAAATTAACTGATAACATAGCTGGCATTAAAGCTGCTGGTGATGGCAGTTTTCTTAAAGGATTAGGAAGTTTAGGTGGTAAAACAGTTAGCAGTATTGGTAATGCTGTTATGAATCCTATCGATGCTATTAGAGGCATACCTAGTCTATTAAGTGGCGCAAACATGACAGGCAATAATCCTAATTTTCCTACAGATTTTGCAAGCACACCAGCAGATGCCATGATGGATTATCAAAAAGCATTAAAATTAGATCCTTCATTAGCTAACAATCCCATGGCTACACTGACAGGTGGAATGACACCAGATCAAATTGCTAACATGGGTGTTCCAAACATGGGTGTTCCGAACCCATCAAATGTAATGGATTACGATCAAATGATTGCTAAGATGGCTGGAGGCATGTCAGGACAACCACAAACAGAAACAGAGCAAGGTACACAGCAAGGCACACAAACAGGTAAGCAACCAACAATGATGGATAGATTATCAGGTGCTATATCAGGAACTAGCGGTGGCTTGGGTAACTTGGGCGATTTAGCTAGGATAGGTGTTACTGGTGGTTTGGCTGGAGCATTAGCTAAATTAGCTTATGATGAAACTAACAAAGATACAGGTGTACCACTTACACCTTTAACACAAATGGATGCTACAGGAAGATACAATATAGAAGCAGAAGTAGCCAGAAGGATGGGACAACAAGCTCCTAATCCAGTTGAATTTGGTTTATTACCAGCAAACACATTCCCACAATTAAGTGGTGGACAGCCAATGCAAGCCAGATATGGTGGTGAAGTAATGGGTTTTGCAGATGGCGGTTCGTCTTACCCAAACAAAGGCTTAGAAGCATTAGCTCAGGTAGCACCTCAAGTTGTTGATCGTATGGGTTACAATCATGGTGGCATGGTAATGCCAATGGCATACGCTGAAGGTGGCAATGTCGCTATGGAAGATTTTAACAGAATGAATGGCGGTATCAATGGTATAGGAACTGAAACCAGTGATGATATACCAGCCATGCTTTCTGATGGTGAATTTGTTATGACAGGTCAGGCTGTAAGAGGTGCTGGCAAGTATGAGATGCAAGCTGGCGAAGGTGGTATTATGACATTGATACCATCTTTAGAAGAAGATAGAGAGCGTGGTACTAATTTAATGTATAGTATGATGGATGCATTTGCTGGACAAGCAGTGCCATCACAAGGATAAGTTATGGCAATAGATCCTGTTACTGGGTATCAAATAGCTAAAAAATTACCTATTGTGGGGGAACCAATAGGGAATCTTGTTGGTGGTTTAACTAATCTCATGAAAAGTGGTGTCGAAAAAATGCCTTTTGGAGAAGAAATTATTGATCTATTGCCCGGTGATAAGAAAAGAGAATATCTCTCTATTATAAAAAATTACACAGGAGATCCTGACAGTGCTTTACAAATGTTAGAGCAAGCTAGGATGAATGGCTCAATTGATAGTGATACTTATAAACAAGCTACTGTGTTGTTAAAAATAAAAAAACAAAACAATAATGATATGCCATCACAGGGCAGACAAAATATAGATACAGCTAAAAAAAGTTTAGAAATGGCTATGGAATCTGCATTGAATCAAGGTAATATAAATCAATACAGTGAACTTTCAGAAGAATATAAAAAATATTCAGGTCTAAATACAGGATTAAATATGATTCCTAAATTCGATATGGGCGGTGATGTTAGCGGTTACGATGGGATGGACACATTTTTTAGACCAACTTCTCGATATAAGCAAATGGGTGAATATAATATGTTGATGCCAGCTGGAACGCCACCTCAAATGGCAACTGTAAATCAACCACAGATGCCAGCTGGAACACCAATTCAAAGTGCGATGGCAAACTTTAATCAGCAGTTACCACAAAGGGTAGCTCCATACAATCCTATGAATACTGGTGCTGGACAAGCACCACCAGCTGGATTTACACAGCCTACAGTTACTACACCTGTCGCACAAGCACCAACTCCAGCTCAGGTAGCACCAGCTGTTATGCCACAACAACCACCAAATTATAATACTGGTACAGCTCCAATGCCTTATGCATCAGGGATTACAAGTATTGCAACAGGATTAGATCCAACAACAAAACAAATGTTATTTGGTTTAGATGGACAAGGTGGTTTCATACCGGGTGC